AACACCCCCCCGTGCCAAAAATAACACCCCTGCAAAAATTTTTGGTATATTCGCCGCATCGCCTCTGGCTGCTTAAAATTTATGCAAACTCCCGATATCGATACCGATATTCCCTATGCGGACTACCCGCCGACGTTTGAAGACCTTCAGGCTCGGGTAAATGCTGCGTTTAACAGCCTCGCGGAGATTGCGGATGAAGTCGAAGTCACCGACGAAGATATTGCCACCGCCCATGCAGTTTTTACGGGCACCCAGCAGCCCACTGCAACCACACTCTCGTCCCCCGGCTCGGTTGTTCACATCAAGGCAATCTTGGACGAGTACGACAAAGTCGTTGTGCAGTCAGCCGCCCAACTGCGAACCTACGTCACAAACAAGCTGATCGTCGATTCGACGAATCCAGACCCCCGCATACGGCTCAAGTGCTACGAACTGCTCGGGAAGATTTCCGACGTTGGGCTGTTCACCGACAAGACAGAAGTGACCATGCGTCACAGGCCGACGGAGGAGCTTGAACAGCTACTGCGGGAGCGTCTGATGCGGACCCTTGAAGCGGATGAGGTGGGTACGCCGCCTGAGCAGCCCCTGCTAAATGACTGAAGCTGAAGAGGTCAAGCGGCTGCTTGCCAATATCAAGACCATGTCCCATGAGGAGATGGCGAATACGTTGGCGCTGCTGGATGAGTTGGAAGAGCGCAAGCGCACTAATCTGGCGCGGATAGACTTTCTGGCGTTTATTGCAGCCGTAGACCAGAACTACAAGTTTGGAGTTCACCTGAAGCGGCTCGGTGCATTGCTTATGCAGGTAGAGAGCGGGGTAAAAGACCGGATTGCCGTGTCTATGGCCCCCCGGTTTGGCAAGAGCCAGATGATTTCTATCTATTACCCTGCATGGTATTTAGGCAACCACCCCGACCATAAGATGATTGTGGCCTCCCATACGGTTGATCTTGCCGTGGATATGGCTCGTAAGGTGCGAAACCTGATGCAGACAGCCGAGTACAAGGCGATTTTCCCCGGAGTAGCCATTGCAGCCGACGCAAAAGCCGCAGGAAAGTGGAATACGACCAAGGGCGGCGAGGTTTACGCCACTGGTGTGGGTGGTGCATTGGCTGGACGGGGTGCGCATTTGATCGTTGTGGACGATCCGCTGTCGGAACAGGACATAAAAAGCGGGAATACGACCTCTCTCGACGGTGTTTATGAGTGGTTCCGTGCAGGTTTGCGGACTCGTCTGATGCCGGGAGGGAAAATCTGCATTTTGCACACGCGCTGGCACCAGCGAGACCTGATTGGGCGGCTGCTGAAGGACGGAAGTCTGAACGAAGACGGTGATCAGTACGAAATGTTCGAGTTTCCGGCCATTATTGAGCGTGCAAACCCCGCAGCGGACCCAAAAGACGCCAATTTTGACCCTGACGCCCCCGCAATTCTCCAAAAATCGTTGTGGCCGGAGCAGTGGAGCTTGGAGTCCCTGTTGCGAACCAAGGCGAGTATGCCTGCGTGGCAATGGAACGCCCAGTACCAGCAAAATCCCACGGCCCAAGAAGCTGCAATCATCAAACGGGACAATATAAAGTGGTGGCCGAAGGAAAACCCGCCATCCGTGGACTTTATTGTGCAGTCCTACGACACGGCGCTGACGACCAAGGAGCGGTCTGACTATTCGGTGTGCCAGACATGGGGTGTGTGGAAGAATGAGGACGGGGTTGACAACGTCATTTTGCTCAACCGGGTCAAGGGTAAGTGGGAATTTCCGGAGTTGAAGAAGATGGCCTTGCAGCAGTCGCAGGATTGGAACCCGGATAGCTGCATTGTGGAGGCGAAGGCCAGCGGCCAGCCACTGATTGACGAGATGCGCCGCTCGGGGTTGTTTGTGCAGGACTACAGCCCGGGGAAGGGGCAGGACAAGATTGCCCGTATGAACTCGGTGAGTGATATGTTTATGACGGGACAGGTATGGTTCCCAGAGACTGGGTGGGCGGCTGAGGTGGTCGAAGAGATACTGGCGTTCCCATCCGGGGAGCATGACGACGATGTTGACGCCATGACGCTGGCGCTGATCCGCATTCGTAAGGGCGGTCTGTTGCGGTTGAACACCGACCACGAGGATAATACAGGCCACCACCTGCCACGCAAGGCAGCATACTACTAGACAACACATGGGAACACAGAAGCATACGGGTGCGAATGAGTTGATTGACCGACTGGCTACTCAGGTTGGGAGCCGGGATTTGGCTATTGGTTTGCTGCGTAAGCGCGGGCAGATGGAGCAGGATTCGGAAACCCTTACTGAGGCTGGGCGGGCACGCAACGCCATGACAGCCAGTGAGCGGGCAAAAGATAGGGCTGCGAAACTCTCCGGCAGGCCCGCAAGCCAGTATAGCTACAACGTGAAAACTAACCGCGCGACGCTGAAGCGGCGCTAATGTCTAAAGGATTCCTATGGCAACGAACAGCATGTCCCCGTCTCTTTACGCGGCTCCTTTGGGGCTTGACTCCATCGTACCGGACAAGTTCGACACTGGCGAAGGGCCTGCTGCGCTTGAAATAGAGATCGAGAACCCGGATCAGGTGACGCTGTCTGACGGGAGTGTGGAGGTTACGCTGATCCCCGACGCGGAGGAAGGCGAGTCATTCGACTCGAACCTTGCGGAGTACATGGAGGAGAAAGACCTCGCCATGCTGTCCTCCGAGCTAATCGCACTCGTAGATGCGGACATCGCGTCGCGCAAAGACTGGGTAGATGCCTACGTCAAGGGCTTGGAAGTGCTGGGCATGAAGTACGACGAGCGTACGGAGCCTTGGTCAGGGGCCTGCGGGGTGTACAGCACCGTGCTGACGGAAGCGGCCATTCGCTTCCAAGCGGAGATGGCAACGGAGACGTTCCCTGCACAGGGGCCGGTCAAGACCCAGATTGTTGGTGCCATCGACAAGATGAAGGAAGATGCCGCTGCACGGGTGCAGGAGGACATGAACTACCAGATTCTGGAGAAGATGCCGGAGTACCGCCCCGAGCATGAGCGCATGTTGTTTAACCTTGGGCTGTCGGGTGCGGCGTTCAAGAAAGTGTACAAAGACCCGTCGCTGGATCGTCAGGTGTCCGTGTTCGTGCCCGCCGAGGAGATCATCATTCCTTACGGAGCTTCCGACGCCCGGGCAGCAGAGCGAGTTACGCATGTAATGCGCAAGACTCCCAACGAAGTACGCAAACTTCAGGTAGCTGGGTTTTACCGGGATGTCGATCTGGGCGACCCCGTGCAGATTTCCACGGATGTGGAGAAGAAGAAAGCCGAGGAGCAAGGGTATACCCTAACTGATGATGAGCGCTTCCAGCTTCTGGAGATCCACGTTGATTACGACTTGCCGGGGTATGAGGACGACGACGGCATTGCGCTTCCTTATGTAATCACCATCGAGCGCGGAACGAACGAGGTGCTGGCAATCCGGCGCAACTGGGACGAAGACGACAAGAACCGGATCAAGAACCAGTATTTCGTGCAGTACACGTACATCCCCGGCTTCGGGCCGTACGGATTGGGGCTGATTAACCTGATTGGTGGCTATGCCCGTGCGGGCACGAGCCTGATCCGTCAGTTGGTGGACGCGGGGTCGCTGGCTAACCTGCCCGGTGGGTTGAAGTCCAAGGGGCTGCGGATCAAGGGCGACGACACGCCTATCGCTCCGGGGGAGTTCAGGGACGTGGATGTGGCCTCTGGGACGGTGCGTGACAACATCATGCCCCTGCCGTACAAGGAGCCTAGCCAGACCCTCTTGGCGCTTCTGAACCAGATCACCGACGAAGCCCGCAGGCTGGGTGCCATCTCGGACATGAAGATTAGCGACATGAGCGCTAACGCGCCTGTCGGCACCACGCTGGCGCTCCTTGAGCGCACACTGAAGACCATGAGTGCCGTGCAGGCTCGGGTCCACGCCTCGATGAAGCAGGAGTTCAAACTTCTGGCGGCAATCATTCGGGATAGCGCCCCTACGGAGTACGAGTTCGACCCGGCTACGGGCGACCGCAAGGCCAAGCGGGAAGACTACTCGCTGGTGGAGGTTATCCCCGTCAGCGACCCCAACAGTTCCACGATGGCGCAGCGGATCATGCAGTACCAAGCTGCCATCCAGTTGGCCCAAGGCGCACCGCAGATTTACGACTTGCCGCAGTTGCACCGCCAGATGCTGGAGGTCTTGGGGATCAAGAACGCCGCAAAGCTCGTGCCGATTGAAGACGATATGACCCCGCGCGACCCGGTGTCTGAGAACATGGCACTGCTTACCGGCAAACCCGTCAAGGCGTTTATCTACCAAGATCACGACGCCCACATTGCCGTACACACCGCCCTGATGCAAGACCCGCTCCTGATGGCGCAGATTGGGCAGTCCCCACAGGCGCAGAAGATGCAAGCGGAGATCATGGCGCACGTCTCTGAGCATCTGGCGTTCGCCTACCGCAAGAAGGTCGAAGAGCAACTTGGCGTGCCACTGCCGCCCCCGGATGAGGAAATGCCCCCGGCAGTCGAGACCGCGCTGGCGAAAATCGTCGCGCAGGCCGCTCAACAGGTTCTGGCGCAGAGCAAAGGACAGGTTCAGCAACAGCAGGCCCAGCAGGCCGCACAAGACCCGTTGGTGCAGATTCAGCAGGCGGAGTTGCAGATCAAGTCTCAGGAAGCCGCTACCAAAGCTAAAAAGGTCGCGGGCGACCTCGCAGTCAAGCAGGCAGAACTGGCCCTGAAGCAGCAGGAGTTGGCGTCCAAGATTGGCGAAACGCCGGAAATGTTGCAACAACGCCACATGTTGGAGATGTCCCAGCAGCAGGCTCAGATGCAGATGATGCAGGAGAAACACGCCCAAGAGCTACAAATGGCCCAGCAGCAACACCAGCAGGGCATGGCCCACGGCGGGCAGGTTCATGGTCAGAAGCTGATGCAGGCCCACCACGCCCACCAGCAGAAGCTATCCCACGCGGAAATGATGGCACAGCGGGCGGCGCAAGCGGCTGCACAGAAGCCGGAGGCTAAAGAATGACTGAGCTAGACGCGCTGGAAAAGATGATGAACCTCAATGAGGTTGACATGACAGACGCCCTGAAAAACGGGCGGTGTAAGGACTTTGGTGAGTACCAGAGGATTTGCGGGGTGTTACACGGTCTTAACCTCGTAAAGATGCACATACAAGACCTGCGACGACGATTGGAAGCAAATGAAGATGAATGAGTTTGACGTGAATGCCGTAGACCTTTCGGGGGTACTTGGCAAAACTTCAGAGGAAAAAGCCAGCCAGATTCCGGAGCCTCAGACGTACCACTTGCTGTGTATGCTGCCTGAAGCTAAAGAGGAATACGAAGGTGGGCTGCTCAAGGCTGGGCAGACGATGATGTACGAGGAGCTTCTCTCCCCCGTGCTGTTCGTCATGAAGATGGGGCCGGATGCGTTCAAGGACGAGAAGCGATTCCCGTCGGGGCCGTCCTGCAAGGTGGGGGACTTTGTAATCGTTCGTCCAAACTCCGGTACGCGCATGAAGATTCATGGCCGTGAATTCAGGATCATCAATGATGACTCTGTTGAAGCAACCATCCAAGACCCTCGCGGTGTCCAGCGTGTTTAAGGAGTAGTCATGGCTGAAATCGAAAAGACCGAGTTTGTATTCCCTGACGAGGCGGAGAAAAAGAATCCGCGCGAGGGCGGTAAGGTAGTTACACCCGCCGCCGACACTGAAATCGAGATTGTGGACGATACCCCTGAGAAGGATCGTGGCCGCAAACCAATGGCGGAACCCCCGTCGGACCCCACGGAAGAAGAGCTTGAGGCGTACTCTGAGAGCGCCAAGAAGCGAATCAAGCACTTTACCAAGGGCTACCACGAAGAACGCCGCGCCAAAGAAGCCGCACTCCGAGAGAAGGAAGAGGCTGTTCGTGCTGCGCAGGCTATCGCCGAAGAGAACCGCAAGCTCAAAGGCTCCCTGAATGAGGGGCAAAAAGCGCTGTTGGAGCAGGCCAAGAAGGTAGTTCAGCAGGAGCTTGAGGAGGTTAAGCGCGAATATAAGAATGCATACGAGGCAGGGGATGCAGACGCGCTGGTTGCGGCTCAGGAGAAAATGACCGCAGTTAAGATAAAAGCAGACCGTGTAAGTAATTTCCGGCCCGCCCCTGTACAAGAATCTAAACCTGTGGTACAAACACCACAGCCCGCAGCAGTAGACGAAAAAGCTGCTGCTTGGCAGAGGGAAAATGACTGGTTTGGTTCTGACGACGAGATGACCAGCTTCGCTCTTGGCTTGCACAGCAAGCTAGTAAAAGAGGGGGTTGACCCACGGTCTGACGAATACTACGAACGGGTTAATTCTCGCGTGCGGCAAGTGTTTCCAGAGAAGTTCGACTCTGAGGAAACCGCTGATGCTCCTTCTCAGCGCACTAATAAACGGAACGTGGTTGCACCCGCCACAAGGAGTACTGCGCCCAAGAAAGTCGTACTTACCCAAACGCAGGTGAATATCGCCAAACGGCTTGGAGTTCCTCTGGAACTGTATGCTCGTAAGGTTGCGGAAGAAATGAGGAAGTGAACATGAACGGACCTAAATTGACTCGTGAGAACGAAACCCGCGCGAAGCTGGAGCGCCCTGCAAAGTGGATGCCCCCGCAACTGCTGCCCGACCCGCATCCGGAGCCGGGATATGCATTCCGTTGGATTCGTATCAGCGCACGCGGCGAACCTGATCCCATGAACATCTCCTCGAAAATGCGTGAGGGTTGGGAGCCTGTAAAGGCGTCGGAACACCCCGAGATTCAACTGATGGGCGCAGGTAAAACCTACCCCGACAGCATCGAGATTGGTGGTCTGCTCCTTTGCAAAACACCCACTGAGTTCACTGAGCAACGCGATGCCTACTACCGGCAGCAAGCGGACGGTCAGATGAATTCTGTTGACAACAACTTCATGCGTGAAAACGATCCTCGTATGCCGCTCTTCCGTGAGCGTCAGTCCAAGGTTTCGTTTGGGCGCGGTTCTTAACTTAGGAGCTTTTTATGGCAGCAACTGCTACTCCTTACGGCTTCAAACCCGTAAACCTAGTGGGCGGTCAGCAATACGCTGGCTCTACCCGCTCTCTTCTCATCGACCCGGCAGGGTACGCTTCCAACATCTATAACGGATCGTTGGTCTACGTTCACTCCACCGGATATCTGCAACTGGTTACCGCAACCGGCGCGGACGCTACCACTAACGCATTCCCGGCAGGCACCGCCCTGACTGGTGCGGTTGGCGTGTTCGTTGGCTGCTCGTACATCAACGCGCAAGGGCAGCAGATTTACGCCCAGTACTACCCCGCTAGTACCACGGGTGTTGTCACTGCGTACGTCGTTGATGATCCGGATGTCATCCTGCAAGTTCAGGCTGACGGCTCTGTGGCGCAGGCGAAACTTGGCGAAAACGTCTACATGACCTCTGGCGCTATTACTACCGGCTCGACTCAGAACGGTAACTCCACCGCCTCGGTAAACGCTACGTCGATTACCACGACCGCTCCCTTCCGTATTGTTGGTTTTGCGTCTACCCCCGGTGATGCCAAGACTGATTTGCTGGTGAAGTGGAACATCGGCTGGCATTCGTATAACAACGCCGTTGGCTTCTAAGGAGTAAATCATGGCAATTTCACGCGCACAGCTACTTAAAGAACTCCTCCCCGGCCTCAACGCGCTGTTTGGTATGGAGTATGCCCGCTACGGCGAAGAGCATAAGGAAATCTACGAAACCGAAACTTCTGAGCGTTCGTTCGAAGAAGAGACCAAGCTCTCTGGCTTCTCCGCAGCGCCTGTGAAGAACGAAGGTCAGGCGATTACTTATGACAACGCCCAAGAGGCATGGACCGCTCGGTACGTCCACGAGACTATCGCTATGGGCTTCTCTATCACCGAAGAGGCGATGGAAGACAACCTGTACGACAGCCTGTCGGCACGCTACACGAAGTCTCTGGCTCGGGCTATGGCATATACCAAGCAGATCAAGGCTGCGGCCATCCTGAACACGGGCTTTACCGGCGCAGGCAACCCCACCTACGGCGACGGCAAGGTTCTGTTTGCTACTGACCACCCGCTGGTCAGCGGCGGCACCAACAGCAACCGTCCTACCACTGGCGCTGACCTGAACGAGACTTCTCTGGAAGCCGCCGTTATTCAGATCGCTGCGTGGACGGATGAGCGCGGCCTGCTGATCGCAGCCAAGCCCCGTAAGCTGATTGTTCCTCCGGCTCTCCAGTTCGTCGCAACCCGACTGCTGGAAACGTCGCTGCGTGTCGGCACGACCGATAACGACATCAACGCGCTGAAGAACAACGGTTCGATCCCCGAAGGCTACACCGTCAACCACTTCTTGACCGATACGAACGCTTGGTTCCTGACCACGGATGTTCCGAACGGCCTGAAGCACTTCGTGCGTACGCCTCTGTCCACTTCGATGGACGGGGATTTTGATACTGGCAACCAGCGTTACAAGGCCCGTGAGCGTTACAGCTTCGGCGTCTCGGACCCGCTGGGTGCCTACGGCTCCCCCGGTTCGTCCTGATTTATCAGGGTTAGCACCTAGAAAAGGCTCCTTCGGGGGCCTTTTTCTTTTTGCCTGTGTCGTAACTCTTGTTTACCGTGTCGAACCACACTACCTGTAACTAAGTCCAATACGCTGTTGCCCGTAGGGTGAAAACCTGCTATATTGACCCCATTCCGGAAATCCGGCGTAGCAAACTGTTCCGGCAGACGACATACCGATTGCTACGCCTAACTTGTATGTAAGGAAAAAATCATGAGCTTTGCCTCCTTTTCCGGCCCCCTGCGCGTAGGTACGGTGCTGAACAACCCCGGTCGCAATGCTGGCCTTGTGGTTCTCTCTCAATCGTACGACTCTGGCAATCTGGCGGGCACCACGACGGGTAACTACGACGTAGCCGCAATGATTCTGCCCGCTGGGGCGCAGATCATCAACATCGTAATTGACCAAGTTGTCGCAGCCACGGTGGGAACGACCACCGTCTCTGTCGGAACCACGTCTGGCGGCGCTGAACTGTCCGCCGCTGTTGCTACCTCGCTTGGCGGGCGTTTTACGGGCACCACGACCGCTGCAACGCAGTTGGCATGGCAGACTTCCACTTCGGCGGATACTACCGTCTACATTCGTAACGTAGTGGGCACTGGCACTCTGGGTGCTGGCCGCTTTATTGTCACGGTCAACTACGCGCAGAAGGCCGTGAGCGGCACGACGGCGATTGCTAACCCGGTCTCTGCTTAATTGATGGGGGCTTCGGCCCCCTGTTTACAGGAGATTGAGCATGATGCAAACCGACGTTAAATCCGGCGCTGCGGCTGCTGGAGCTACGACCACAATTTTTGCCGGACCCACCCGAATCAAGGGCGTGACGATCAGCTATCCTTCGGGCGGCACGGTTGTTCTGAACGACGGTACGGGCGGCACCGCCGTGTTCTCATTCACAGCCCCTGCTGCGATTGGTGCGCTAAATATCCTGTTCCCCGGCGAGGGCATCAAGTGCAACACTAACGTATCTGCGGTGTGCGCTGCAAGTACGACGGCTATTGTCTTTTATGGGTGAGACGGAGTAATCATGGCTTTTCAACCGCCCCGGATACCCCTGCGCCCCGCCGAACCGTCGCGGGGAACACGAACCTCCGTACTTTCGCGTGGGGTACAACCTCCGCGTAGTACGCCTATGCCCCAGCAAGGCTCCGGGTCACCGACAAAGGGCCTCCCACCGCAACTAAGCCCCACACCCCTGCAAGGCTCCGGATTGCCATCACCCGGCCTCACGGCGCAGCCAAGCCCCATGCCCCAGCAAGGCTCCGGGTCGCCGACAAAGGGCCTCCCGCCGCAGCCGCAGATGTCTGAATACGAGGCCGCAAAGCTGCAACGTAACCCCGGCGTGACGTTAGATCAGTTGCGGACCCCGACTCCCGTATCCCCGGAGGCTAAAGTAGCTGAGGCCGCTGCGGCGGCGCGTAACTACATGCCTAAGCCTTCGTCTTTCGTGTCTCCGGAGGATAAAGTAGCTGGGGCTACCGCAGCGGCAGGTAACTACATGCAGCCCCTTGGAGGGGGCATGAAAAAAGGTGGTAGCGTCAAGGGGTACAAGGCCGGTGGCCGCGTAACCGGCTACAGGGGCTACGGCATAGCCAAAAAGGTATGACATGGCTAAATCCCCGGCATGGCAGCGTAAGGAAGGCAAATCCGAGTCCGGCGGCTTGAACGCCAAGGGGCGGGCGTCCTACAACAAAGCTAACCCCGGTAAGCCGGGGTTGAAGGCACCGCAGCCTGAAGGCGGGCCGAGGCGGGACTCATTCTGTGCCCGGATGTCGGGCATGAAGAAGAAGCTAACCAGCGCCAAGACGGCGAACGATCCGAACAGCCGCATAAACAAAAGTCTGCGTGCGTGGAAGTGCTGACATGAAAGAGAATCTTTCGCACCTTGGTGATAACGCAAAGCACATCATCGATGTCTTGTCGATTGCCACAGTTATAGGAACTCTGGCAGAGATGTTACCTTCCATAGCCGCGCTCTTCACCATCATCTGGACCGGAATCCGTATCTGGGAAACCGACACCGTACAGCGTTTGTTTGGGAGAAAGTAATGCCCTCCTCTTCCAAAGCGCAACACAACTTCATGGCGGCTATTGCACACTCACCGTCATTTGCCAAGAAAGCTGGCGTTCCTATGAGTGTGGGTAAAGACTTCACAGCGGCTGATAAGGGCCGCAAATTTGCAAAAGGCGGTGATGCTATGGCTACCAAGGGTATGAACCTGTTCAAGGGTAAGGAGACTTACGGCGAAGAGCTTAAGGAAGCCAAGGCCATCAAGTCCGGCAAGATTACTCCGCAGCAGTACGCGCGGGGTGAGAAGATGGAAGAGGCCAAGAAGATGGCTAAAGGTGGTGGTGTAGAGTCCAAGGGTAAAACCAAGGGCAAGATGATCGCTATGAAGAAAGGTGGGAAGTGCTAATGGGACGCCCTACAGACCAAGAGATTAAAGATATCATCAACGCGCCTAAGCTTGAGAAGGCGTATCAAAAATCTTTGACCTCCACCGAAGAAGCCCCTATGGATACCCCATCCCCCCTGCGGGACAAGATTCGCGGGCAGCGCGGCTACGCCAAAGGCGGCTCTATTGATGGGTGCGCTCAACGCGGTAAGACTCGCGGCAGGATTTGCTGAAAGGCAATGTATGGGACGCCTTAATAAGCCTGAAATTCCCGGGTATCGGTATCGGTCTCCGGGGCAGACAAATGCAAACGACCTCACGCCAAATTTGTATGAGGACGTAGTCGCGTCTCAGAGAGCCGATGCCGACCGCATTAAACGCGGCCTAGATACCGCCGATACCCGCCCCCAGAACCGTACGCGGTCCCAAGAGGCTGGGGGTAGAGCTATTCTTCGTTCGGTAGGCAGAGCAGGGTTAGCTAACGCAGCGCTGCAAGGCGGCTATGATCTGGGTAGGGATATTGACGAGCGTACCGGGCTTGGAAAAAGTTTAGTTAATAAGTCTAGCGTTCTTAAGTCAATTGCAGACAAACTAGGTAGTAGCAGCCGCGTAGAGTTGTCAGAAGACGCTAAAGACCGAATTGCCCACGAGGAAAATTCTAAAGCGCTGCGTGACATAGACGCAGAACGTACCGGTATGAAAAAAGGCGGTTCTGTAAAAGGCTGGGGAATGGCACGCGGAGCGCGGTCAGCGAAAATCGTATGAGACCGTCCCGTGGGATGGGGGCTATCGCCCCCTCCAAAATGCCGAGGGGCACGCGCAAGGCGAGGCGTGACAATACGGACTTCACGCAGTATGCGGAAGGCGGGGAGGTTGGGCTGTATGCAAACATCAACGCAAAGCGTAGGCGAATCGCTCAGGGCTCTGGCGAAAAAATGCGCTCTGTGGGGCAAAAGGGTGCGCCTACAGCTAGTGCTTTCAGGCAATCTGCGAAGACGGCTAAAGGGTAAGTAATGGCAACCTCTGGAACGTCTACCTTCAACCTAGACCTCAGTGAGATAGTTGAGGAAGCGTTTGAGCGCTGCGGCTCGGAGCTACGCTCGGGTTACGACCTTCGCACGGCTAGGCGGTCCATGAACCTGCTGTTTGCAGACTGGGCGAATCGCGGGATTAACATGTGGACTATCGAGCAAGGCTCGATCCCACTGGTGCAGGGGACTGCAACATACTCGCTGCCGGACGCCACCGTTGACCTGATTGAGCATGTCATCCGCACTGGAGCGGGGAGCGTATCGACGCAAGCAGACCTGACCATTACCCGGATTAGTGTATCTACGTACTCCAGCATCCCGAACAAGCTGACGCAAGCTAGGCCAATCCAGATCCTGATTAACCGTTTGGAGGCCCCGAGCGTGACCGTTTGGCCCGTGCCAGATGGGTCGCAGGCGTACACTTTGGTGTACTGGAGGCTGCGCAGGATTCAGGATGCAGGCAACGGCGTGAACACGATGGATGTGCCGTTTCGCATGATTCCAGCAATGGTGGCGGGCTTGGCGTACTACCTGTCCATGAAACTCCCCGGTGCGCTAGACCGGATGCAGATGCTCAAAGCCCAGTATGACGAGGCATGGAACCAAGCATCTGACGAAGACCGCGACAAGGCTGCGGTGCGGTTTGTACCCCGACAGATGTTTATAGGGGGGTGATATGAGTGACTCCGACGAAAACATCGTCATGCGAACGCATAAGTACCTCAAGAATAACCACCCCCTTGCGTACGAGGCGGCACAGATTTTTCCGCCGGTTGGCATGACCGCAGCCGCCCTAGAAGGCGCGGACGCAATAAAAGCCGGGGACTACAACGAACTTGCAAAAGCGGCCCTGTCCGCAATCCCTGTTACTAGGGCGTATCGTGTTGGTGACAGAGTGGCCCGGGCGGCAAGAGATGTCGTTGGCTCTGGAACTGCTTTGCAGAAAGCCAAAAAAGTAGTCGGCAAAGCGGGTGCTGGAGAGAACGTAGCGGAAGCTGGCGAAGCAGGATACAAACAAGGTGAACTGGCAAAAGGTGAGCAGGACTATAAGCGCGGTGGTTCTGTGCGCGGCTGGGGCATGGCTCGTGGCGCGAAGAAAGCTAAGTACCGATGAGTAATCGGTTTACCCTTGGCAATAAGGCTATCGCGGAGTGCGATAGGTGCGGCATTCGAGTCAAGCTGAAAGACCTGAAGAAGCTCATCATCAAGACGAAGCAGACATCCATAAAGGTTTGCAATGAGTGTTGGGAAGAAGATCATCCGCAGTTGCAACTTGGTATGTACCCGGTTGCTGATCCACAGGCTGTTCGTGAGCCACGTCCTGATTTTGCTGGGTACGTTCAGAACCGGGACATTCAGTGGGGCTGGAATCCTGTAGGTGGGTCGAAGTTCTTTGATTCCGTGCTAACGCCAAATACCTTGGTGTCAGTCGGTTATGTTGGTATAGTTACGGTGCAAACCTCTTAGGAGACGATATGGCTACTCAAGGTGCAAAGACCGCTCCCATCCAAAAGGGTGGCAAGGGTGGATTCGGCGGCAAAACCAACGAAGACATGAAGAAACTTGGCCGCAATCTGGCTAAGGTCGCTGCTCAAAAAAGGGGCAAGTAATGGCTACGTTTAGCAAAAAGATGATGGGCAAGGAAGTCGGCAACGCTGCCGTCTACGCCAAGCCGCACACTATGAGTGGTGGAAAAGTCAGCCTGAAGAACGCTGGGTACGACGGCGGGGATCGCGGCACGCTCGACGACCTAGCAGTATCTGTGGGCGGCGTCCGCAGCCAGCCGTACAAGGAGCCAAAGACCAACGGCATTAAAATCCGGGGTACGGGCGCGGCTACCAAAGGTGTAATGGCTAGAGGACCGATGGCGTGAACTACGCTGACTTGTGTGCCAATATCGCTGATATCTGTGAAAACCAATTCACAGCGGACGAGTACAAGCTGTTTACGCAGCAGACCGAGCAGCGCATATACAACACAGTTCAGCTTCCTTCGCTTCGCAAGAACGTCACGGGGACTTTGACGGCCAATAACAAGTACCTGTCTGCCCCGTTGGACTTCTTGTCCGCCTTCTCTCTTGCCATCATCGACCCGGTTACGCAGGACTACACGTATCTCCTGAACAAGGATGTGAACTTCATCCGCGAAGCCTATCCGTCAGCAGCGGATACTGGAGCGCCCCGGTACTACGCCATCTTTGGCCCCCGTTCTGACCTAGCTAAAGAGTTGAGCTTTATCGTTGGCCCGACTCCAGACGTTGCGTACGCGGCGGAACTGCACTACTACTTCTACCCGGAGAGCATTGTCACTGCCAGCGAGACGTGGCTCGGCGACAACTTTGACTCGGCGCTACTGAACGGTGCGCTGGTTGAGGCTATTCGCTTCATGAAGGGCGAACAGGATATGGTCAAGCTGTACCAAGATATGTACGCGCAGTCCATTGCTCTGCTCAAGAACCTTGGCGACGGCAAGCTGCGGCAAGATGCATACCGGGACGGGCAGCTTCGGATTGAGGTGAACTGATGGCAATCACCCAAGGCCAGACTGACAGCTTCAAGGCGGAGCTTCCGCAGGCGGTGCATGACCTCCTGACGGACGTAATCAAGATCGCCCTGTACACAAGTAGCGCTTCGCTGGATCAGACGACGACCGCCTACACGAGCGCAGACGAAGTTGTAGCGTCGGGGTACACCGCTGGCGGGGTGCAGCTTACGGGCGTGACGATAAACACCGCAGTTACCCCGTCGGCGCGGACTACGTATATAGACTTTAACGACGCATCTTGGACAGCGGCACTTACCGCCCGGGGCGCGTTGATTTACAATTCCAGCAAGGGCGGCAAGTCAATCGCGGTGCTGGACTTTGGGGCTGACAAAACGTCAACCACCACCTTTTTGGTCACTATGCCTGCCAACGCCGCAGACAGCGCGGTGATCCGAATGGTCACTTAGGAGCTATAAATGGCAGTATATAACAAGTACACGTCGGCGATTGAGCCGCTGTTGGAAGGCATTAACGCGGGTTCGGATGCGTGGAAAGTAGCCCTTGCCGCCACGGTCAACGCTGCGGATACCACGTTTACCCCCGGTACGACTGATCTTGCGACGGGCGGTGGGTATACCGCAGGGGGGAATGCTGCTACGGTAACGTCCGCAACTGTGTCCACAGGTATATATACCCTGATACTCAGCAGCCCCGCTGTGTGGACTGCTACGGGTGCGGGCTTCACCTTCCGGTACGCCATCCTCTGGGACTCCACGACCAGCACCCCTGTCGGGTACTGGGACTACGGCTCTTCGCAGGCGGTTGCCGCTGGCGAAACCGTTACGGTGACTCTCAACGGCACTACCGGCGTCTTCCAAGCAACCTGATAAATGGCTGATAACGTCACTCTCCCAGGAACAGGCTCGGTTGTCGGCACCGACGATGTTGGTGGCGTACAGTACCAGCAGGTCAAGCTGGTCGATGGCACGCTTGATTCCTCCACGCCTATCGGCACCAACAGCAACCCGCTGAAGGCCACCGGCCCCGACTGCGTTTCCCTGCTATCGACAACGATTACGGTAGAGGGCGCGTCGGCGTCGATGGACACTTCTGGATACGGCGCGGTGGTGGCGCAGATCAGCGGTGTGTGGCAGGGCAATTGCACGTTCGAGGCCAGTAACGACGGGACTGTCTGGGACACGGTTCTGGTGTTCAGTCGCGACAATTTGTCCTTGCAAGACATCATCACCAGCGGCGGGCTTTTCACCGTGCGCCCGAGCGGTCGGTACTTGCGCATCAATGTGCAAGAGATAAACGGATCGATGGTCATCAACGCGCTGGGCCGCGCTGCAGAGGGTATTGCTGCTGCAGACATTTTGTCGCTGGCGATGGATCGGCAGAACAATACGCCGCTGAATGTCTCGCTGCTGGGCACAAAACAAGACGCTCAGGGTGCGTTGATTCCTAGCGATGCGGCGGGGCCGTTTTATGCGACAGCAGTTGGGGCTATAAATTCAACCGTCATTGACACGCAAGGCTATCCATCTTTGACAGTTTCTGCGGTTGTTGGCGCTGGCACCGTTCAAGTTTATTTCTCTGATGATCAAAGATCATGGACAAATATTGTTCCAGCCGTTTACGGACAGGCAACCGGAGTAAATATGCCCAACGGAGGCACAGTTAGTGTTTCCGCAACAACTCCTTTAGTTGGTCAATGGCCGTGCGTTGGGCGTTACGCGCAAATACGATTCGGTTCTGTAACAACCGCACCCTGCACTGTTGTGGCCTATCTTCGCGTACATCCTACGCCACAGCAGATCGGCTTTAACGTAGCCGGGGGTGTTACCAATGTTTCATTGAGTGCCAGCACAACCTTGCTAGGTGATTTTGGACTTCAATATCGCGCATCTGCCACGGGCGCCGCCACGATCAGCAAATTTACCGCAGCAGCAACAACAAATGCTGCAAGCATTAAAGCATCTGCGGGTCGCGTGATTGGCTGGCACCTGTACAACACGACCGCCAGCGCCAAGTATTTTCGATTTTTCAACAAAGCATCGGCCCCAACGATGGGGACAGACTCGCCTGCCTTTGTGGTGGTAATTCCGGCCAACTCACAAGCGTTCAGTCAATACGCCGGTGGGCTTGCATTCGCCACTGGCATTGCCATCGCGTGTACGGGCGCGGTGGCCGACTTGGACACAACCGTCACTGCTGCGAACGATGTTCTCGGCGCATTTTTCTACGCATAACGAAAGGAGAGCAATATGCTTTCGCAAGGACAAGTAGGACCAATCACATCTACTGCAGACGGTGTACAGGTTGCTTTGCGGCAAGGCAAGCTGGGCGACCAGATCGTCAGCGAACTGCACGGCCGTTACTACGAAACGTGCTATCGCCGCAATCAGTTTTTTGCGGCAAACCCCACGGGCGTTACAACCGTTGCGTTCACCTCTGGTACGACCACGGCTCTGCTTGGAGTATGTGTGTCGAACCCGGTTGGATCGTCAATCAACTGCGTTCTTAACAAGTTTGGGTACTCATTTCCCGTGATAAACACTACGGTGAATGAGGTGCTGCTGGCCGTTGGTTATAACGCCGCAACAAACGTCACGCATACGACCGCTTTGACGACCCGCAATGGGTTTATTGGAGTTGGGGCCGCATCAGTTGCCTTTGCGGATGCGTCGTGGACATGCCCAACAGCCCCGAATACTTTGATGCTGCTTACGTCCATGCCATCAGCAACCACATTGCCTGCTGATACATACGGCGACTTTGAAGGCTCAATTATTTTGCCGCCCGGTGCATATGCCATGATTATCACAAGCGCGGCATCGGCGGTATCTGGTTTCAAGGCCAGCCTCGGCTGGGAGGAAGTCCCGGTATGAGTCTGAACTACGACGGGTCTCAGGTCGGCGTACCCTATGTCCGCGCGCCGCGCATCACCATCAACTACGCAGCAGACCGACGCACCACCGCGACCATTGAGCAGGCGCTTGCCGTCAAGCTGGCAGACGGAACGGTGCGAAACATTGAGCCTCTGCCGCCCATTACATGCGAGCTGGACTTCGCTGCAGACGGCGACACGCCCGTGCCAATGATCTCGCCCGACAACGCCGCCCCGCTGGGGACGGACACCACGCTCAACCAAGCGTTTTTGGCAGTGCTTGCCATCGTCCACGACCGGCAAATAAAGGCCGAGCAGGCTTAAAGTTAAAGGAGCGGCAGTATGTCGCTGCTGCTTTTATTTAACCAACCAGCAGGCGGGGCGTATGTCCTCGCAGGCGATACTGGTAACTATTCGGTAACGGGCCAAGCGGCCACGCTGCTCCGCAGCACGCTGGTTACCTCTGACAGCGGCGCGTACTCCGTTACTGGGCAACCGGCGACGATTACTAAGTCGCGTATCCTTACCGCTGATAGTGGGTCATACCTCCTTAGCGGGCAAGCGGCTACGCTGCTGCGTTCCAGAGTCCTGATTGCGGAAACTGGCTGGGCCACCGGGGCTTGGGGCCAGAACGTATGGAACGTAGGTGTTTGGGGCGGGCTACCAAGTACTGGCTACAACCTAACAGGGCAAGCGGCTACTCTTAGCAAGGGGAAGTCCTTAGTAGCAGACAGTGGCTCGTACGCAGTTAATGGGCAACCGGCGACGATTACCAAGTCGCGTATTCTTGTCGCCGCCAGCGGCTCGTACTCGGTCAATGGTCAGGCAGCTACCCTTAGCAAAGGAAAGACCCTTGTAGCCGCCAGCGGCTCGTATTTGGTCAGCGGGCAGGCAGCTACGCTGCTGCGTAGCAAGCTACTTACTGCCGCCAGCGGCTCGTATTTGGTCAGCGGGCAGGCGGCTACGCTGCTGCGTAGCAAGCTACTTACTGCCGCCAGCGGCTCGTATTTGGTCAGCGGGCAAGCAGCCGCTCTTAACAAAGGGAAGACCCTTGTAGCTGCCAGCGGCTCGTATTCAGTCAATGGTCAGGCAGCTACCCTTATTAAAGGCAGGGCGATATCCGCCGCCAGCGGCTCGTACTCGGTCAATGGTCAGGCGGCTACCCTTAGCAAGGGGAAAATACTAGCTGCTGAGAGTGGTTTGTATGTTGTTGTCGGGCAGTCGGCAACGATTCGACCGCGTGTCTGGGAGCCGATTGACGACACCGAAACCGCTAACTGGGTGGATATAAACAACACGCAGGCACTGGGTTGGGTGGATATAAGCACTCCCCAAACCCCCGGGTGGACGCCTATAATTGGGGAACCGGCTCCGTCATGGAGCGACATCGACGACACTGAGACTGCCGACTGGCAGGAAATCCAGACCGTTTAGGAGCAAGTATGCCGTATACATCTCTACTGGGGCTTTCCCTTCCGACTACAGGCAGTCTGTCTGGTACATGGGGCGATGAGGTCAACAACGCTATTACGTCGCTGCTAGACTCGGCAGTTGCCGGAACCACCACGCTATCGACTGATGCAGATGTAACGCTGACCTCCACTGACGGGTCTGCAAACCAAGCACGCTCGGCAGTTATCCTGTGGACAGCAGGCGGCTCGGTAACCCGCAACGTCACGGCACCGGCCCGAAGCAAAGCCTACGTTGTCATCAACGCCACCTCCGGGTCGCAGTCCATCGTTATTCGGGGGTCGGGGCCGACAACCGGGGTCACGGTTGTGGCGGCGGAAAAAGCAATTGTTGCGTGGAACGGGTCGGACTTTGTAAAGATTAGCAGTAGCGCAGTATCTGGTAGCGCACTAAGCGCAGTCACCGCAGCTACCACCTCGGCTACGATTGCCAATGGCAACAACCCGATTGCGTGGAACTGGACTCAGACCACCGCGTCTCAAACCGGCTTTGCAATTGGCGAGACGACGGCGAGTACCGGCGGCGCGGGCAGTCAGGTGCTGCACAAAATTGGAACGCTGGCGGCATCGACTGCCGACCCGTTGCAGGTTCAAACGCGAGGTGTAGACACGATTCGCATTTCACGAACCGGCACGGTAACAATTACGGGCCTTAATGGGGCTACTGGTGGAGGCGCGGCAGGAAGTGACGTAACAATTACTGCTGGGCAAGGCGCGGCTACATCGAATGGCGGCACCGCCTATATTACCGGCGGGGCCGGGGGGGCTACTTCAGGCTCTGGGGGGGCTGCAGGTGTTTATGGTGGGAACGCAACAGCAGGGACATTTAGTGGTGGGTCTGCGAGTGTAGTAGCGGGGGCTGGTTCAGGCGGGTCTTCGGGCGGTAATGTGGATATTACTGGGGGTATAGGCGGTGCCACGGGCCAAGGGGGACTAGTAAATATTACGTCCGGTGCCGCTGGAAATAGTGGCGCTGGTGGGCCTAGTGGGGCTATAACCATAACCAGTAACGCGCTAGGTACAGCCTCTGGAAATGTAAATGTTTCTGTAGCTACGCCGTCTAGTGCAACTGGACTTGCCGGAATTTTGACGCTGCAAGGTGGCTCATCAAAGACCACCCAAAGTGGCAATTCAGGCGGCGTAGTCATTAATGGCGGAAACGCTGGTGCAGTTGCCTCCATTGCAGGCGGTCCTGTGGTAATTGCTGCTGGGGCAGGCTCGACAACGACTACTGGTGGTGTGGGGGGCGCGTTGACTCTCACTGCTGGTACAGGTGGCCTTGCTGTTGCCGGAGGCGCTGTATCTATTACTGGGGGCACAGGCGGAGCATCTGGCGGCTCTGGTGCCCAAGGCGGAGCAGTATCCTTAACCGGAGGTACAGGAGGTGGGTCTTCTGGTCCGGGTGGGGATGTAACAATTGCTGGCGGCTCTGGTGGCGCTACAGCTTCCCAAGGTGGTACCGTAACAATTTCTGGCGCTAATGGGAAAGGTGCAAACCTTTCTGGCTACGTGACAATTAACGCGGGAAGTTCAACTGGAACTGGTTTAGCCGGAATATTAGCATTAAATGGCGGGACATCAAGAGCCGCCCAATCTGGTAATTCCGGTGGCATCGTCTTAACCGGCGGCGCTGCCGGTCCGATTGCTTCCGTTGCCGGTGGTCCTATTGTTCTCACCGCTGGCACAGGCTCCACAACCACAACGGGTGGCGTAGGTGGAGCCGTAACCATCACTGCGGGTGCTGGGGGTCTTGCAGCTACGGGGGGCGCAGCGACATTAGCCGCAGGCAATGGAGGCGCAACTGGTGCAGGCGGAGCGGTAGCCATCACAGCGGGCAACGGTAACAGTGCAGCAGGCGGCGACATCACCCTGACAACCGGCACGGGTTCTACCAACGGCGCAGTAAACTTCGTGAACACGAACGTGGCAAATGGCACCGTGGCAACTACACTCACCTCGCTTGGGCCAACGGGTGCAAGCACAACCGTCGTCGGCTGGCTGAAGATCAAAGTCGGCGGCACCACTCAATACATTCCCTACTGGTAAAAACATGACTGATGAACTCGAACTGAACGCGCGTTTTGAACTGCTGATTGCCCAGCGCAACAACGCCCTGAACCAAAACGTACTGGACGCCGGGACGATTGCGTCCCTGCAAGCAAAGATTAAGGCGCTTGAGGCGATGGCCCCAGCACCAACCCCCGAAGACAAAGCTAACGCAAAGGAGCAGATTGATGGCTAACTATCAAGAGACTCAAGTCACCGGCACCAAGTGGCAGCGATGCAATCAGGTGCTTATCAACAACCCGTACAACACGACCCCCGCCGTTGCGTTCAAAGAAGAGACGGTTGTTGTTCTGGACAGCGGCGTTTTCATTCAGTCGCAATCGGGACTGGCCTGCGACTTCGATCCGCAGGGGGTTATCAACCTGCGCGACCCGGCCACTGGTGCGCTAACCGGCCAAACGATGTCGCAGCAAGACGTTTATGTCGCTCTGTACAGTATGTACCTCCAGCTTGCAGAGCAGCGTGATCAAGCCGCGCCGTGAACTGGTCTGACGCACTCAAAGCCGTAATCCCTATAGTGGTAGCCAGCCTAGCGTGGCTACTCGGCGAAGTGTCGTCCTTCAATACCCGCCTGACCAAGATTGAGGGCAACATGCCCGCCCTGATTACCGCCACCGGGGTGCCGACTGACAGCCCCATCTCGGCAGAAAAGCGCCACGCACTGAAGGAAGAGATTTACAGGGACCTCCACGACTTGCAGGTTCGCCTCAAGCTGATGGAAGAAAGAGCGAAGGTGAAATGATGTTTGCTGCACTGTTGTCGTTTCTGGGCGGGTCTGTATTCCGGATGATCTGGGGCGAAGCCTCGGCATTCATCAACAAGAAGCAGGACCACAAGCATGAAGTCGAGATGCTGCAACTCCAGTCCGAGCTTGACGACAAGGCCCACCAGCGTGCGCTGGAAGCGCAGCGTGTGCAGGCTGAACTGGGCATCAAAACCATCGAAGCACAGGCCATAGCGGCAGTAGATAAGTCAGAGGCAGACGCATTTGGTATGGCAGTCGCGCAGGCGTTCAAGCCTACTGGGTACTCTGTCGTAGATATTTGGAACGGCGTCATTCGCCCCTGCGCTGCAACAATCGCGCTCACCCTCTGGGTAATGAAGCTGTATGCCAACAAGTTTGTGATGGACGACTGGGACCGCGAACTTGGCGGCGCAGTGCTTGGCTTTTTCTTTGCTGACAGGTCATTAGGGAAGCGCGGAAAATAGTCAGGCCGCATCCTCCGGTAGGTCTTTCCACCGAACATTGTCTTTTATAAGGTCTATCGTGCTAGATGAAACACCGGCCACAACGGATAATGCATTTGCGCTTACGCCTTGGCGAAGAAGCCTTCTAATGTAGACAACTTGTTTGCTTGTAAGTTTATGATTGGGTTGCATTTCTCCGCGAAGGCTTACCAATCCTGTACGCCACTGATGCTTTGTGTTGTCCGCAAGGCTAATCCACTCCAAGTTTTCAATGCGGTTGTCAGTTTTTACGCCGTTTATATGGTTTATGGTAAGGTCTTCGGCGTATCCCGGAACGAACGCCATGCCGATAAGACGATGCACAAGATGCTTAATGCGCTTACCGTTTTTTGCCGCAGAAACTTCCAGATAGCCAGTTCTGGTTTTTGTTTGTGCCAACGGCTTTTCTTGAAAAGAGGCTGTAAACGTCTGGTTTTTTCCGTTTCGCGTTCGCGTGTACGTACTTGTGTGCGCTGGAGTTCTAATTTCACCAGTGGCACAAACAATCCAGTCAATTCCTTTAGAGTGAATAGTGGTAGGGGCGCTCATAACTGTCCTCCAAGTACAGTTGGGATTATAGCATGGCAACAGTAAGAGATGACGCGTTACTAATTGCGGCTGCACTATGTCGTAGATTTGAGGGCCTTTACCTTCGTCCTTACTTGTGCCCCGCCGGAATTCCCACAATTTCTTATGGGACCACAGCCTACGAGAACGGCGTCAAGGTAACGCTGGCAGACCCCCCGGTGACCAAAGAGCGTGCAGAGCAGTTGCTTATGCACGAACTCATGGACATCTACCCCAAGGTACTCAGGCTCTGCCCCGGTCTGTCGGAACTCGGCCCCGGCCCTACGGCGGCTATTCTGGACTTCACATACAACCTCGGTACTGGTAGACTTCAGTCCTCAACACTCCGTAAGAAGATCAACTCCGGAGAACTTGAAGCGGCGCGAGAAGAACTTGGGAAGTGGGTGCGCGGTGGGGGCAAGGTTCTCCCCGGACTGGTCAAACGCCGCGACGCCGAAGCCCTATTGTTGAGGTAGCCATGCCCTTACAGAAGATCACACTCAGGCCGGGTGTAAACCGAGAGAACACGCGCCTGACTAACGAGAATGGTTACTACGAGTCGGAGAAGATTCGTTTTCGGCAGGGCACGCCAGAGAAGATCGGCGGCTGGCAGCGTATCTCCAACAATACCTATATCGGTACGTGCCGCTCACTGTGGAACTGGACCACGCTGGCTGGCGCAAACCTCATGGGTGTCGGTACAGAGAGCAAGTTCTACATCGAACAGAGCGGTTCGTACTACGACATTACCCCGCTGCGGGCAACTGTTTTGCTGGGCACAAACCCGTTTACGACGGTACTGAACTCACCTACGGTCACCGTGACAGACGCCGCCGGGGGGTTCTCCGTTGGAGACTACGTTACGTTTTACGGGGCCACGGCTGTCGGCGGGCTGACGCTGAACGGCGAGTATAAGATTCAGACCGCGCCTACTAGCTCCACGTACACCATCACTGCGTCGGGCAACGCTTCGGCCAACGCGTCGGGTGGGGGTACTGCCGTCTACGCTGCCTACCAGCTTCATATTGGAGACGGCTTGAATACCCCGGCGGCAGCTTGGGGTGCGGGGGCATGGAATTCTGGTAACTGGGGCGGTGCGGGTCTGTCGGCGGCGTCTACGCTGCGTATCTGGTCGCAGTACAACTTTGGCGAGAACCTGATCTTCGGGCCGAAACAGGGAGCCATGTATTACTGGGCGGCGGGGTACGTTCCTAATCTCGCGTCCCCAACAACCTGCACGATATCCAACGCAACGCCGGGGCTTGTGACCTTGACGACCAACACAGGCTACCCGATTCCGGCCAATACGCCAATCATGTTCAATACGACGGGGGCGCTTCCCGCGCCGCTGATTCCGCAGACGATTTACTACACCAAGTACGTAACGGCAACCACGTTCAACCTAGCCACAACTTCGGGCGGGGCGGCTATCAATACGACGACCGTGGGTTCTGGTACGCACACCATCTCCATCCGGGCCGTGCCGGTATCGTCGCTCACAGGAGCCAACTCCGTCCCGCTCACTCAGAACACGCTGATTGTGTCGGACACTAGCCGCTTTACGCTCATCTTTGGAACCAACGACTACCTCAGTACCGTGTACGACCCTATGCTGGTGCGGTGGTCTGATCAGGAGAGCGTGACCGAGTGGGTGCCCGCTGCAACTAACCAAGCGGGCAGTATCCGCCTTTCGCATGGTTCGCTGATCACCAGCGTCTTGCAGGCTCGACAGGAAATCTTGGTCTGGACGGACGCGGCGGTGTATTCGTTGCAGTACCTCGGACCTCCGGGCGTGTGGAAGACGCAGCTTCTGTCCGACAACATCTCGGTAGCGAGTCTTAACGCCACTGCGTACGCCAGCGGCGTGTCCTACTGGATGGGTACGGACAAATTCTATAAGTACGACGGTACGGTTCAGACGCTTCGCTGCGACCTTCGGCAGTACGTCTACGGAGACATAAACAAGGCGCAGGCGTCGCAGATCTTTGCGGGGACTAACGAGGGGTTTAACGAAGTCTGGTGGTTCTATTGCTCCTCTACCAGCAACACCATAGACAAGTATGTCGTCTATAACTACGCAGAAGATTTGTGGTACTTTGGTTCGATGGCGCGTACTGCATGGCTAGATACGTCGCTTAGGGATTACCCTGTAGCGGCCACCTACAGTCAGGTCTTGGTGAACCATGAGTACGGCGTTGATGACGGGGAACCGGCTGTTCCTATTGCCATTGACTCTTACATCACGACTTCGCAGTTCGACATTGGCGACGGGCACAACTTTGCGTTTGTCTACCGGCTGCTGCCTGACTTGACGTTCAGGGGGTCTACGGTGGATGCGCCATCCGTGACGATGTCTTTGCAGCCGTTGAAGAACTCCGGTTCGGGGTACACCACCCCGCCATCTGTGGGCGGCATAAGCACTAGCGCGGATGCAACCGTTTCGCAGACTGCGGGGACTACCCCGCCGGTCACCTCTGTGCAAGTTGACCAGTACACCGGGCAGATCTACATCCGCATCCGCGCACGGCAGATGTCCATGAAGTTGCAGGCTAACGGGCTTGGAGTGCAGTGGCAGATGGGTTCCACGCGCATCGACCTCCGAAACGACGGCAGACGCTGACCTATGGCCCTGATCGTCACCTCCGACTACGAGCTACAGCACACGGTAGCCCCACGCCTGCCCAAAGCACCGCCGCAGTACCAAGCGCAATACCAAGACCAACTGACTAATGTCCTGCGGCTGTACTTCAACCAACTCGACCAAATCATAGGGCAGCTTATGACCGGCACCACTTCGACTGTTCCGGTAAGCATCGACGGAACCAATACCGACGCCTTTGGGCGGTTGCGGGTCAGCAGCCCGTATACCCTCTTCGATAGCCAGAACCGCTTCGCTGCCGACAACCAGTTTGATACGGCACTGACGGGCACGGGTTCATCTACGTGGCAAGTCAACAAGTCTGCGGTGGACATGGCGGTTACTGCTGGTGGAGTTGGCTCCGTTGTACGGCAGACGTACAGGGTTTTCCCTTACCAGCCCGGTAAAGGTTTGTTAGTGCTTGCTACGTTCGTAATGGACGGCAGCACGGCCACGACGCTTACGCAGCGGGTAGGCTATTTTGGCACCCAGAACGGCGTGTTCTTCCAGAAGGTTGGCAGCACCAACTCTTTTGTCCTGCGCTCATACACATCTGGCTCTGTCGATGATTCCCGCACGGTTAACCAGTCTGCATGGAACGGCGACAAGCTGGACGGCACAGGGGATAGTGGGTATGTGCTGGACCCCTCCAAGTCGCAGATTCTGTGGATGGACTTCGAGTGGCTGGGCGTTGGGTCAGTTCGGTGCGGGTTCATCATCGACGGGCAGTACATCGTCTGCCACACGTTCAACAACGCCAACTCCATCACTGGCGTGTATATGACAACCGCAATCCTGCCCGTGCGGTACGAGATAACCTCAACCGTCGCCGTTGCGGCTACGCTGACCCAGATATGCTGTTCTGTAGTCTCTGAGGGCGGGTACGAGCAGACATCAATCGCCCACGCAGCTAGGCGCACAGCCGTACTGACTACGATTGGAACTACCTTCCTTCCGCTGGTGTCTATCCGTATCGCGTCCACTGCACTGGGTGCTGTGGTGCTGCCAAGCACGATTTCTGTAATACCAACCACCAGCCAAAACTACGAGATTGCTTTGGTGAAGAACCCCACCCTGACGGGCGCGTCTTGGGCTTCGGTTCCAACGGACAGCAATGTGCAGTACGATGTGGCTGCTACCGCAGTTACCGGCGGCTCCATTGTGCAGACGCAGTACGTTACTTCCAGCGGCAGCGGCGGAACCGGCACGGTGAGCGTACCTACTGGGTACAACTGGGACTTGCAGCTTGGCGTTTCGTTGACCAGCGTTAGCGATATCTACACTATCCAGATCAGAACTGTTTCTGGAGCTACGACGGGTGACGCTTTTGGAACCCTGTCTTTCTACGACTTGACGCAGTAGCTGCACTAAAACACGAACAAAGGTAGAACGACATGGACGGCGGGTCAAAAACAAAGGGCGTGCAGCATTTCGAAGGTGGGGGCAGCGCTGAGAACTTTGATAACTCAACCGGCCTTCCACTGGGGTACTACTGGGTTGGTAGTGGTGAATCCGGTCACATGGAGCAGATTCCGCTGCCTGATTTCCCCGGTCAATATGACCCCGAAAAAGACCCAAATCTTTTGCCGGGTGGTTGGGCATATGGCGGCTATGGCCCAATTATTGCAAATATGCCAACTGGGGGAGGAGGTAGCCCGGACGCGGGGTACGAGCCGAGGTTTCAATCTGCTCCGATGGAGTTGACCGGGTACAGCAGGTATCTCGGCAACAATATGGTCGCGGTGTACGACACCTCTGGTAAGTATCTGTACTCCTACGACCAAGGTGGCGACGGTTTAGGGGCACTTGGGTTCATACTTATAGTTGGCGCAGCAGTCCTTGGCGCACCATATATCGCGGAGCTTATCGGCGGCTTTGGAGCACCTACTGTTGGAAGTGCCCTTACGGAAATGGGCGTTGCAGAGCTTGCAGGCTCAATGTCTGCTGAGGCGTTAGCTACAGCCGCTACAGAATTGACCGTAGCCTCGGCTTCGCCCACGGTGGCGGCTACGATTGAAGCAGCGCAACTTGCCGGACTGACCGGGGCGACTACAGCGGCGGAAGCAGCGGGGCTGACTGGAGCTACAACGGCTGCGGAGACTGCGGCAGCTACAACGGCTGCGGAAACTGCGGCAGCTACAACGGCTGCGCCCGCAGCTACAACGGCGGCAACAACTGTCGCACCGGCGGCGGCAGCGGCCCCAGCGGCAACTCCGGGGTTCACGTTCTCCAACTTGGTTTCAAACCCCGGGCTGACCATTGGAAAAGCGCTCGGTATAACAAACCCCATTGCGGCGCAGTTCGTAGGAAATACCATTGTCAATACCGCCATGAACGGTGGCGACATCGAAGCGGCGGCAAAGGGTGCCATCATCAGCACCGGCATAGGCGTTGCCGCAGACAAACTCTCCCCCGCCCTCACTACGGCGCTCAAAGACGTAGACCTACCCCCTGCCGTCAAAGAAGCTGTAGTAAAAGGAACGACTAACGCGGCCAAGGCGGTAGCCACCGCAGTAGTTACCGGGCAAGACCCCGCCGCTGCGTTTATTAACTCGGTAGCTACATCCGCCTTCTCAGAAGTTTCTAAGCAGATGGGCGGCACGGGGCTTCCGCCCCAAGCGCAGAACGTGGCAATGGCCGCAGCGGTTGCGTCTTTGCGGGGCCAAGATATTACGCAAGCTACGCTTAACGCGGCGCTGAAAGAAGCAATCAAGACCACAGCAGACTACGCTGACAAAGCGCTCGGCTTGGGCGGGCTGACTCCAGAGCAAATCTCCGCCGCGTACCGCGATGCTAGTCGCCGTCTGGATGTTCCGCAGACAGCTATCCCTGCCCAGCAGGTAGACGCCGCAGTTACCACCATTATTGCGGAAAACGAGCTTCCACCCCTCCCCCCGCCACAAGAAACGGCGGCTGCGGAGCCTGCTATTGAGACCGTCCTGACAGACGCCGGATTGGTTCCGGGCCTGCCGCAAGGGATCGACACAGACTTTAAGCTGACTCCGGACTTGCCGCAAGAGACAGTCAATGCCATTTTAGGCCCCCAGACCCCTGCCGAAGGGACGCAGTACGCCGCAGTAGATTCTGGGGTGGTATCCGATGCAGGCCCGCAAGGGGAGCCGACGATTGCACCTGAGCCTCCACCTGAGCCGGAATTAGTAGCCACTGACATAACGGGCGAACCGGCTACCAGCAATACGGTTTCTAATGCTGCGAACCAAAACCTGCTGGCTGATGCGGGCGACACTGACGCGCAGGCTACCTTGATATCGGAGCCTACCACGGTCATTGCGGTCGATGCTGATACGGGTACTGCTCTGGTAACTACGCCAGATGGAAGTGTAAATATCGTAGAAAACCCGGATAACGTATTCCAAGTTGGCGACACTATTCCTGTAGATGTAACCCCGCCAGTTAGCTCGGAGACGTTCTACAACGAATACGCATCTGGGGAGCCTCCACCTGCGGAACAGCCGTTGGAGATGAGCGACCTATTTGGGCCTCCCGAGCCTCCACCTGCGGAACAGCCGTTGGAGATGAGCGACCTATTTGGGCCTCCCGAGCCCCCACCTGCGGAACAGCCGTCGGAGACGTTCTACGACCAATTTACGGGTATGGAGCCCCCACCTGTAGATGTAACCCCGCCAGTTAGCTCGGAGACGTTCTACGACCAATTTACGGGTATGGAGCCCCCACCTGCGGAACCCACACCTCCGGATTTGAGCGAACTTTACGGGCCGCAGCCCGTATCTAACGCGGCAAACCAAAACTTGCTGTCAAACGAAGAGGCGCAGACCAGCTACATAACCGGCCCGACTACGGGTTCGGATGACTTCCCCAACGCTACGACTACGGAGACTATCACCGATAGCCCGCAGAGCGACTACATAACCGGCTCACTTACAGGTACTGACACCGAGCCAAACGCTACGACTACGGAGACCATCACCAGCCCGACTGCGGACCCGACGGACGCACAGACCACGTACATAACCGGCCCAACTACAGGCGCGGACACTTTCCCCAACGCCACGACTACGGAGACTATTACCGACAGTCCGCAGACCACGTACATAACTGGCCCAACGACGGGGGCAGATACCAAGCCAAACGCCACGACTACGGAGACTATTACCGAAGGAGCGCAGGCTACGCCTATAACCGGCCCAACCACGGGCGCGGACACTTTCCCCAACGCCACGACCACGGAAACCATCACCAGCCCAACTGATGATCCGACGGGTGCGCAGACCACATACATAGGCGATTCCAACGCGGCGAACCAGAATACCATCACCAGCCCAACTGATGATCCGACGGGTGCGCAGAGTGACTACATAACCGGCCCAACTACGGGCGCGGATACGCCGCCCAATGCGACGACTACGGAAACCATTACTGGCGGGACGGGGGGTACTGGGGGTACTGGGGGTACTGGCGGTTCCGGTACTGGCGGGACGGGTGGCTCGGGTACTGGGGGTACTGGTGGCTCGGGCGGCGGCTCGGGTGCGGGTACGCGGACAGTTCTTATGCCGTTTGGAACCGCGCAGGCTCCACTGGCTGCACCTAAAGAGCCAAAACTCGCCGGGGCCGCAGGTTGGGCGGATGAAGAGGGGCCGATTGACTACACACCCTTCGAGTACGTAGCCCGCAAAATAGCCGCCGATGAGGCTAAGAACACTACTAAAATGGCACAAGGTGGCTCTGTGGACGAAATACTTGCGCTTCTCGGTGTTACCAGCCAAGATGACGCTTATTCCACAGGCGATGCGTACCTCGATGAGTTACTGCGCACACTACGATAGAGAGGCGAGATATGGATGACGAATATAACTACGTTCTTGACGAGCCTACTGACACCTCTACGGACACCCCTACTTACACCTATACTGACACCCCTACCGACACTTCCGGTACGCTATCCGCCGGGGATCAAGAGTTCCAAGACTTTATGTCTGGCGCTGCGGGGGACCAAGAGTTCCAAGACTTTATGTCTGGCGCTGCGGGGGATCAGGACTTCGAGGATTTCATGACTGAGGCCGCAAAGGCCGATCCAGCGGCTAAAGGGATTTTGGCATCCGCAATTAAAGCCTTTGGGGCGGGGGCGAAAGATTTCATAAAAAAATACTTCTACAACTCAGAGACAGGGAAGTTTAATTTTGCGGGGGTAGCCACTGCGGGGCTTGCGCTTTATTCCCTGCTTGGAAAAGGCAGTGAAGTTGAAAAAGGCGGTTACAACACGCCTGTACCTACGTTCACGGCAACGCGCAAGCAAGTACAATACGACGATACCAACCGCCGCCCCGGCGCAGGCGGACGGAGTTACTTTACCCCCACGCAATTCACTGCGCCCGCAGATGCTGGTACAGCGCAGTCCACAGCCGACACGCAGGCTCAGGGCATCCTAGCGGGGTACACTCCCCGTGCTGCGGAAGTAAACCCCTATGCGGGCAAATTCAGGACGCCGTGGGAAGCCCCCCCGGCGGCTACCGCCCCCGCTGCAACGGCCCCAGCCTCTGGGGTGGCGCAACTCATGCCGGTTCCCAACGCAGCGACCTACGATCCAGTAACCGGAGTTAAGACTATGGCAGACGGTGGTATTGCTGCATTGGCGCGAGGCCGGTACCTTGCGGGTAAGACTGACGGTATGGCGGACAAAATCCCAACGTCCATTGATGGCAAAGACCCCGCTGCCTTGAGCCACGGTGAGTTCGTTATCCCCGCCGATGTAGTGTCGCATTTAGGCAACGGAAACTCTGAAGCTGGCGCAGAAAAGCTCTACGCCATGATGGACAAGGTTCGCAAGGCCCGTACCGGCACTACCCAACAAGGCAAACGGATTAACCCGGACAAATTTATGCCGGGAGGTCTGGCGGGGTATGCGGGCGGCGGCGCGGTGAAGAAGTTTGATGGAACCTCCGGAAGTCTTGTACCTACGACAACGTCAACGACAGCGCCAACGACGACCGCGCCAAATATGTCCACCTCATCCAGTCTGTCTCCGTGGGCGGGTCCGTATGTCACTAACATGCTAGGCAGGGCCGAGGCTTTGGGTTCGGAGCCGTACCAAGCGTATACCGGCCCCCTGTCTGCTGGGGCGTCTGATCTTCAAAACCAAGCCTTTGCAGGTATCGGTACGCTGGCAGGTGCAGGGTACACCCCCACTACCTACTCGGGCGGCACGTTCGGTGCCCAGCAAGCCCAGCAGTACATGAACCCCTACATCCAAGCTGCGCTCGACCCCCAGTTGGCGGCAATGCGTCGGGAGGCCGACATTCAGCGTACCAATAGGGCGGCGAAAATGACCCAAGCAGGCGCGTTTGGCGGCACCCGGCAGGCTGTTGAGGACGCGCTGGGTACTGAATCGTTGCAGCGGCAGCAAGCCCAGACTATTGGAACCGGCTACCAAACTGCTTTTGACAAGGCAATGGGGCAGTACAACACGGATCAGGAGCGCAGGCTGGGTGCAGAGAAAGCTACCGAAGCCTCCCGGCAGTACAGTTCGGACTTCGGTCTCAAGTCGCTGGACGCTATGGCGAGGTTGGGCCAGACACAGCGTGATATTGAATCTGAGGGCATTGCAGCAGATAAGGCTGAGTTCGAGCGGCAGCGTGACTACCCGGCGTCCATGATTAAGTTCCAGCGCGATCTGGTTACGGGGCTTCCGATTACCACTACGGATACGTCTGCAACCACCGATGCAATTGGCCGAATCAGCGGGCAGATCAACGACTTAGTTGGGCTGTATAAGACTCTCTCCGCGCTGGGTCAGTGATAGCTAAAGGACTGCCATGAATCTTGTACGACTCCAAGACGAACTCCGGGGACTTCCGCTCCCCGTGTTGGACGCGAAAGCCAAAGGGCAAGACCCGCAGACGCCGCCGTGGCTGGCTACCGCTGTTCTGAACGAACGGCTGGCTGCGAATGAAAAAGCTGACCTAGCCCGAGGGGCCGCGCAGGGAGATAAACCTAGCGTTGCGGAACAGCTTCAGCAAAAGGCCGGACTTATGGCCCTGCAAGATCAGCAACAGCAGCAAGCCCAGCAGCAACTCATGCAGCAGATGGCCCAAGCCCCGCAGCCCGCGCCAGAAGGCATTCCCCAGCCGGAAGCCCAGCCTCAACCCGCGCCGTTTATGGCCGCTCGTGGGGGCCTCGCACGGCTACCCGTAGACCCCCGGATGTTTAACTACAAAGAAGGCGGCGTGATTGGGTTTGCTACGGGCGGAGATCCAAACGCAGCGCTACGGGAGTTCCTAAAAAGTATTGGTAAGACTGCGTCCGAGTTTGCGAATGCTGACCCGGGCACGCGGAAGTCAATTCTTGACGCATTCAGAGCCGCCACACAGGGACCGCCTGCCCCTGCTCCTGCTCCTGCTCCTGCTCCTGCTGCGGTGCCTAGAGGGGGGTACGCGCAGCAGCCCAACCCGCGCGGGCTTGAAGTTCTTAGGACCGCGCTAAAACCCGGGCCGCTTGCAGGGCTTGCCGCTGGCGCGGGACTAAGCTATGGGGCCGCTAACGCTTTGCAGAATATGTCTCCGGAGCAGCGAGGGATGCTGGAAAGTGCTGGCGGCGGGGACGATACGGCGTTTGCGGCTGCGATTCTGAACGCGGCACAACCCTCTGAAGCAGCGGCGAAAGCCCCAAAAGCCGCACGCGCCGCTCCGAGCCTCCCCCCTGAGAGTGGTGATATGGGTGCTAGGGATATGAGCCGTGGGTTGCCTGCCGCGCCCGCCGCCTTGGGGGGCGTCCCCCCGGAGCGTGGTGATATGGGCGCTAGGGATATGCGCCGTGGGCTACCCGCAGCCCTTCCAAAAGTCCCCGCCGCTATGCCCCCCGCTGCACAAGCACCCGCAACTCAGCCTCCGGCAGCGCCAACCGAGCTTGAACGGATGCAGTTGGAGACGCTTAAGGCCGAGCCAAAAGCGATGACGGTAGATGAGGCGAGGAAAGAATTCAACGCTACTAGGCCCGACTTGCTAAAGACGCCCGCTGGGCTGGAGCAGCTTGCACGGCTTAAAGCGCAGCAAGAAGCCTACGACAAGACTAAAGAAGATCGTGGGGTTGAGCGCCTTATGCAGGTTCTGAGCGCCCGTGCGCGGGGCGGACTTGGTGGGTTTGGTACTGGCTATCTGAATGCAGTCACCGGAGAGCGTGCAGCCGATGCAGCGCAGGCCGCGTACCAAGACAAGGTAATGACCGCCGTTGAAGCCGCGCGTCGTGGCGAAGCTACTAAGGAGCAGGAAGAGCTTCTGAAGACCTTGGGCGAAAGCCGTAAGACCGCCGCAGAGAACCAGCGTAACCGTACAACTGCGCTTACCAGCGCGGTGGGTCACGAACTGACAGCACGGTCTGCAAGAGAGCAAAACGCATCTCAAGAAAGAATTGCAGAAGCCCGAAACGCGACGAGCCTCCAAGTTGCGAGAATACAGGATGCAGCTACAAGATTTGCGGCTGAAGGCCGTATCGGTAGCGCCGATGCTAGACAGACTTTGGCCACAGCAAGAGCGCAACTGGATAGCGTGCAGAAAGAGCTTACTGAACTGTCGAAGAACGCCTTTATTAAGGCGAACGCAGAGCGCATAAAAGAGCTTCGCCCACAGCTTGACTCGCTGCGCCAAGCAATTGCGGTATTGGAAGGCGGCGGTACAATGCCCGAACGCCCCGGCGCGGCAACAACAAAAGCAGCCCCGGTGTTGAAGTACAACCCCGCAACGGGGAAGATTGAATGAGGTAGGTTATGCCGTATACGGTTGCTTTGCCCGACGGGCGCATAGTCGAGTTTCCTGACGACGTATCGAGGGACAAAGCAGCCGCAATAATCCAGCAACAGTTCCCGGCGCTGGCACCCAAACCCGCTCCAACCACGATGTTGGGGCAGGCCAAAGAGTTTTTCAAAGGCATCCCAGCCGGGGCCGTAGGTCTGCTTGAGAGCGCCGCTACGGGCGCGTCCGCGCTGCTGCCCGAGGAAACTGAGAAAGCTGCCCGGGAGAAAATCAAGAGCGTAGCCACTGCGGCGAAGCAGCCGTTTGCTGCGACCCCGGGGTATGAGGAGGCGGTTGGTAGGAAATTTGGAGAAGCCGTCGGGTCTACCGTGCCGTTCTTTGCAGCAGGCCCGCTTGGTACCGCAGGTAGGGTAGGTGCTACTGCCTTGGGTGTGGGTGCCGGAGCAGGCGAAGCCCGAGTACGCGCCGAAGAAGGTAAAGCAGAAGCCGGGGGCCGGGGCACCGCCACCGCGCTGGGCGCAGTAGTGGGTGCTACTGAGATGCTGCCGGTGTTTAAGTTTATCGAGCATCTCGGTAAACCGCTGGTGGATGGTATTACAAGCCAGATTCGCCGTGCCCTAGCAGCAGGTGGCGCAGAAGCCGCACAGGAAGCCGCCGCACAGATTGCTCAGAACCTTATTGCCAAAGGCATTTACAAACCCGAGCAAGCCGTCATCGAAGGTACCGGGGAGGCCGCTGCTTATGGCGGTGCTACTGGTGCGCTTATCCAAGCGCTTACGGATATGGCTCTCGGGCGACGCGCAAAAGCCCCCGCCCCTGCAACGCCACCCACGCAAGAACCCGTAGGTACCCAAGGTGAGATGTTTAGCCCCGCAGAAATGGGTCAGGGTCGAGCGCCGAGAGTTAGCCAACCACCTGCCGCACCCACGCCCCCTGAAAAACCGGCGGTTCCGGAAGGGCAGATGGACCTTGGGTTGGACTATCAACGAGACGTAGAGCAGTTGTATCTTGAGCGGGAACGCCTTAAGCAGGGCGCGCAAACTCCAGAGGTAAAGCAGCGGATTGCGGACCTTAGCGCTCAGATTCGCAGCTACGAGGAAATGAGCGTTGCAGAGCAACGCGCACAGGTAGCGGCTGATGCAGAGCAGGCTCGACAAGACGAACTTACTCGCAAGAAGTTCCCAGCGCTTGCTAACGCCCCAGATTTAATTGCCGCGTCGGATGAGGTTAAGGCCCGCACCCAAGGTAGTCTGTTTACGCCCGAAGAGCTTGGTGGGGAATTCGCAGGGCCGCAGATACCCGCTGCGCCAGTTAGCGTGGAACCCACTGAACCGACCCCCGCGCCACCATACGCACGTACGGGTCCGTACCAGTATAAGTTGCCGCTGCGCCAAGCATCCGAAGGCCAGCCAACAGCTACGAAGCCCACACCGCCCACACCGCCCACACCGCCCAAGGCGGAAACTCCTGCTGCGCCGCCCACACCTCCCGCAAAGCCCGGTGCAATTACTGCTACGGAAATCAAGCAGTTTGGAACGATGTCCAAAGCTAACCGGCGGTGGCTGATTGATAACGTAGAAGGAAAGACTCCTGATGAAGTGCGGGATATGGTGGAAGCCGACCCCACGATACTTACCACCCGCAAAGGCGTTGCCGCCGCACTGCGCGAGATCATTGCGAACGCCACACCCAAGGAGGCTCCCAGTGCCCCGACTCCCAAAGTTCCTGCAACTAAGTTGCCAGTTAAGCCCCGAGGAAGTAAGCCAAGCGTGGGAGTACCTAGTGAGCCTGCCGGAGCCGTCCCAAGTGAACCCGGAACCGGAGGAACCGCCACCACCACAACGCCTACAACGCCTGACAACAGTGGACTGGTTCCTACTGAGCAACCTGCTGGAGAGGGAAATGCACCTCAAGGAGCAGAACCCGCTGCACTGACGGTAGAGACGGCGATACCTGCGCTACAAGACCTAATCAAAAACGCTGGAACGGCCCTTGCCCGAAAGCGGGCGGCTACCAATGCTCTTGCTGCGCTGCAAGATCCCAAGCTAAACGAAACAGCAGAAGACCGTGCGGGCAACTTGCGCCTAGCCGCGCAGATACTGGGCCGAAAGATGGCCCCAGCGGCTCCAGTCAAAACCACTATTGCCGCGCAACCAACCGCTCCTAAGCCAGCAGTCCCTGCGGGTATGTTTGGGGCGCTCGTCAAGCCCGGAACGCCCGACTTGACCGAAGAGGAAGCTGCGCCCCCAGCACCCCCGGCACCCCCGGCACCCAAAACTACTGAACCTAGCGTCTGGGAAGGTAAGGGGGAAAGCAAAATTGGGGCGGACCTCAAGACGACTTCGGAAGACAAGCAGTCCGATGCCGCTGCGCGTCGCGCCGAACCTCCGTCGCCTACCGCAATCACCCCAACGCCTCCTGCACAGGAAACTACAGGGGCTGCAAAGCCGACGGAAGCTGCGAAGCCCGCAAAGCCCGCGAAGCCGACGGAAGCTGCAAAGCCCGCTACGCCACCTACGCCAAAAGGCCCGCGCACGGAGTTGGAGACCGCCAACATACTCAACGGGATGAACCTGCTGGATGCGGCTC